AATGTCCAAAGCCATCCTTTAATAAGATAGCGAAGACCCCCAAAGAAAGCGACCAATACGGCGGCGATGCCTGCGGCAAAGCCAGCCCATTCTGCAGGACTCACTTCTCACTAGCACCGATGCCATAGGCATTGTCGGATTTGTCTAAAGCCCTAGCTGCTGGCCCTGCTAATGCTGCAACTACTACAGACACTGCTGGGTCTAAACCTAATTCATTACTTGCTAAGAATGTTAAGAATGATACCAATACGCCACGTGCGTATGACTTTAGTATCGCTTTTTGTTTTTTGCTGATCTTCATATTTTTCCCCCTAGTAGTGGTATATCAAACGCCTTGCCATCTTTATCGCCTGCTTTTGTAAAGCTGATGTGGATGTGTTTTGTATGAGGGTTAATGCCTCGATACTTGCGCCATTTCCAGTTTAATATCTTCGAGCATATTCTCCCATTGTGGATGACGTAAGATATGCGTTTATCGGTTTTGCCAGCGACTCTGATTTGGTCAGCCAGATAAGAGCTGATCCCTTCGGGTGAACCCAGGCGAGAATCAATATCAACTGCTCTGACCCACCCATCGGCGTCTGGATTATGATCCGATTTTCTGGTGGCGTGACGGCTATCGCCCACCCACCCATCACTGGCAGTACGCCTATCTGGAAACCACGTATCAATTTGATCTCTTAACTGAACCCCAGCAGCACATAATTTAGGCTTCAATTTCGATCCAACTTAATTTGTCTTCATCCCAATAAAACTTACCTTCTGGCTTAGGTGTTGGTGCGTTCCAATATGAACCTGATCTTACCCAGGATGGATAAGGTTGTGGAGTTACAAATATATCTTCATCTGCATTATATGAGTATCCAATACCAGCGTAAACACCTCTAATATTGTTGTTATATGAAGTACGTTTTATATTGTATCCAGTAGCTTGACTATAAAATGTTTCAGTATCTAATCCATTGATTAGTTCTGTTTCATCAACACCAACACTGACGTTTACTACTACGTTATTTTCATCCAACCAAGCATAGTGTGCCATTATGACCAACTCACATTTCCAGAAGTTGCAGCTGTAATAGTAGCTCTCTTATAACCGCCACTTGCAGCACTCTCTGATCCTGTAACGCCTGCACCAAATGAGATAGTAAATGTGTCTGCATATCTCAAAATAATTACGCCTGAACCGCCAGTTGCACCTGCACCAGAAGCACTACCACCTGAACCGCCAGCACCACCACCAGTGTTTACTGAACCATTTGTTCCGTGAGCACCTGCGCCGCCACCTGCTCCACCGCCGCCTGCTCCGCCTGCTCCAGCAAGACCACTATCACCTCTACCACCGCCGCCACCGCCGCCATAAGTGACAGATGATCCTGTAATAGAAGTTGCAATACCAGTACCGCCAGCACCGCTATTAGCAGATGTTGAATTTGCTCCAACAGCTCCAGCACCACCGCCGCCACCTTGTGTATATGCACCACCTAAAAATCCATTACCGCCATTAAATCCTTGCACTGGACTTGCAGTTCTTGTACCACCAGTAGATGGAGTAAATCCTGCACCACCACCTGAACCACCTGAACCACCACCTACACCACCATCTGGGCTACCGCCACCGCCGCCACCAGTAGATGTAATTGTGCTAAATATAGAATTACCACCCTGTGATCCACCAGCATTAGTACCACCAGTACCACCGCCACCAACAGTAACTGTATAATTTGTATCAGTTAATAAAGATAATGCAGTCTCTAAAGTTCCTAAGCCACCAGTATTTGTAACTGTGCAACGTGTACCACCAGCACCACCGCCACCGCCATAGGTGCTACCACCACCACCACCACCAGCTATAACTAAAAAATCAACAGTTATAGATACAGGTGGATTTTTGGCAAAAAATATGGAAGATGCTATTGGCCCGATCATTATGCAATAGCTCCAACAATATACCAAGCATTAGCAGCAGTTTTGATACACGCTGCTGATTTGTATTGTGCAAGAGTTGGTTGGGCTGCAACTGTGCCAGCACTTAGTACCGTTGTGGTACCACTTGTAACCGCTTTAATTGTTACTAAATTTGTTGCCTGATTCAAAACTGTAATAACTGTACCAATAGGGAAGTTGTATGTTGCATCTGTTGGTATTAAAAAATTAGCAGCAGTTGATTTGTTCATTGGGATAAGTTGTTGGTACTCATCGCCACTACCTACTGTATAATCTGCTGTTTTAGCAGTTTGCACTGTGAATGCTGGTAATCCATTCCACATTGCGCTGGTGACTACATCACCTGTATTGCCTGGCCAGGTTGGCATAATTTCTCCTTAGTAAGATAAGACGTTCTGATCTAAGACCCCGTAATCTACGTTGCCTATTATAAACCCATCTATGACAGGTTCTAGCGTTGTAAACACCACTTTGAAGCTATTAGGTGTAATGATGTTTTGAACGCCAAAGATTTGCAGTGTTTTCTCTAGTTTTGAACCCCCAGGCTGAGTGGTGATAACTGTGATCGGATCAAAGAAATCTAGGTTTAGGGCAGCCACTATGCCTGTATCGTAGTTAGGGGTGTATAGGTCTAACTCGATGGCATCGCATCGGATGGTGGTCTCAGCACGGCTGGCCACATAAGCCCTGGCATAATCTAAAGCCACAGCATCTGTTTGCATTAATAAATCCTGGGCGTTATAAGAGTGAATAAAGTATTTGTCTATGCTTGCCTGGTTACTGGCTGACTGCACAGTGCCACCTGCCCTACTGATCTGGGCTGAGTTAAATATAAGGGTGTCATCTAATTTCCAGGCTGCGTTGGCATAAATAATACCTGTGCCATCATCTGCAAAAACTGTGGGTGTGCCACCTATTGAAGTTGTGGCTGTTAGGCGATCTTTGAATATAAATGATCCATCAAAGCCAACATAAATAGCACCATACTCTGACTGGGCAACAGTCTGCATCGCTCCTAATGCTGTGCGTGCTGTGCCTGGGTCTGCTTGTAATGTGGTTTGTCCTGCATCGATTTGGCGCATTGTTGCTGGCCAACCAATTTGATCTAATATTTCATTGATACGTGTGCCTGATAAATCACCAGCAGTGGCACCTGTAACTGTTGATATCTGGGCATTGTAAGCCAGGCGCATAGCATCTACAGCTTGTATGGTTGTGTATGCAACCTCTGTAGCATCTTTAGGCTGAGTGTTAACGTAGCTTGTAATAAAGCCTGAGAATAGAGGATAGGTAACATTGTTATAAGTAGCAGATATGCTGACCTTCTTCATAGGTGTTAATAAGCCATAATAAGGGCCAGTAGGGTTGGTAGGGTTAAAATCGCCATTTTGATCTACTATGCGTAGTGTTAATTGGCCTGTCTGGAATTGATCATATAAAGCATTACGCCCTACTGTGGTTTGAATAAAGTTAATGCGATTTGATACATCAACAATTACTGCTACGGCATCTGCTAATACGTTTGTGCCTAGCACGCCAATATCTAACTGCATAGCCTGAGCAGTGCTTGGCCCAGTAGAGAAATTTATTGTGGCGTTGATTACTGGGACTGTCATTGAAACGCTATCGATCCAGCAGGGATGATTGACCCATTACCTAATTTGGTTATTTCGCCCAAAGCGTTCTGAATATAGATAGATAAATCTTGTTGATTTGTTAATACTGCACCTGTGTTAACTTCTACCTTTTGCACAGTTACTGGAGCTGTTGTTCCAGCAGCCGTAGTTGCGCTGGATGGCATACCGCCACTTGGCACTGCATATCGACCTAAGCCTGCTGCAAAATCATCTGCTTCTTTTTGTAACCTTGCAGACATACCAGCCAAAGCCGCTGCCCCGCTTGCAGTATTACCCATAGCGATTGATTGTTCATAGAGATTCTTAAAAATTTGATCGTACTTGCTAGGCAAAGTATTAAGGGCATTAGCGGCATTGTTAGCACTATCGGCCAACAAATCCGCAGCTGACTTGGCGTTTAACTCTGCTAAATACTTTTTAGCCAATGCGTCATTATTGTCTAGTATTGCTATCTTTGCTTGTAGGCGTAATTTAGTCTCAGCATCTGTAGCTTCATTTAATGCCTTCATTAAGCCTATACGCTCAACGTCAAACTTTTCGCCTAATTTATCTAATTCAGCTTTAGCCTTTATTTTGTTAATTTCATCTTGGCGTAACTTATTAGAAGCCCTTAGTCTTAATACTTCTTTGGCACGCTCTATATCTCTAGTTGCGCTAGAACCTAGTGAATAAGTAAAGTTAGAACTAGATTTATTTCTTTCGGCTGCGCCTGTAGAGCTAAGAAAATTAAAGGCTCTAGCTGCTTGCATACCGCCTGGCTGTAGACGTAATAACAAATCTGCTAACCCGCCACCACCTGCTTTAGACACCAAGCCATTTAATTTGGCTATTAATAACCCTGTGCCATAAATGGCATCACCAATAGACTTTCCAAAGTTGTCCATTTGTGTCGTTGCATTTTCTATGCTTTTATCTTTACCTAGCGCTGATAATGCATCTAATATGCCTTTACCAATTTCTTCTTTAAAGTTCTCCGCAGATACTGTCAGTAGATCCATCTTGCCAGCATAAGTAGTTAATCTAGCCTGTGCTTGGCCTGCAAACTTATTATTAAGTTCACTTAAAATCTTATTCATATCGCCAGTCTTTAGAGTGGCTTTACTGATGCCAGCACCTAGACGGCTGAGGCCTGTTGTGTTGCCTGAGAATCCACGTGTTAAGGCTGCGCTAACCTCTGTTAAAGATCGACCAGTGGCAGCGCTTACATTTAAAGCTGTATTTAATGCTTCTTGGCTTTTGGTAATTGAACCTGTAACTGTAAGTAATTGCTGAAACGCTGGACGTAATTGATCATCTAATACGCCAGTTACCTTTTGTAAATTGGCTATGTAGTATTCAACCGATGGAATTGCAAAAGCGTTACCAGTGTTTTGTAATTGGATTTGTAAAGATTTGGCAGCCTTTTCATCAGCCATAAACGCATTAACAGCGTTCCTGCTAAAGGCTAATAGTTTTCTAGCTGCAAAAACGCTAGCAAAAGTTTTGCCTAATTTGTTGACTGTTTGTTCAAAAGCGGTTAACTCTTTTTTGCCCTTTTTTAATCCTTTGTTATCAAAGGTGCTGACTGCGCTGACAATTAAATTGGCCACTATGCTGCCTTACTCAGTTGTGTTTTTTTATTAAAATCTGTTGCAACTGTATTGATGGCAGATATAACAGCAGGGATAACTTTGTTAGATTTTTCAAACCACGCCCTGTAGATTAGTCGGCCTTTTTGCTTGCCTTCGCCTTTCATTTGGCTAATTGATTCGGCAGATTCTATAAACTGTATACCAGCATTAGGGTTAAGGCTTTCAGAATTAGATGCGCCTCTGCGGTTTTTACGGCCAGCAGTTTCAAAGATTGCGCCAGGTGCCGATATGTTTGCTACGTAGAATGCTG